CATCGCTGTCGGCTTCACAAAGATGATCAATGAGACGAGCAAGTCATTCACGACCCTGACAAAAGCAGGGTTTGCCAAGTGGAACTCAGTGAGGTTCTCTGTGGTGCCAACCCTCTTCGACCCTGCCACGCACAAGATCAGGCCTTCCAACAAGTCGTCTGCCCCTCCTGTTGAGCTGGATCAAGGGCTGCTAAGCTCTATAGATGACCCCAAGACCTTCGAGGAGTTCCAAGCCATGAAGGAGACGCTCAAGACAGTGAACGACGTGGTCACCACCTTGGACGGCTTCTCTGAGCTCGACTTCCTCAGGGCCAAGCGAAGGTTTGAAATCGCGATTGCTGCGCACGAGCGCTTCGAGGCTGAGTGGGCGGCAAAGGGGGTTGCTATCGACGATATTCCCGCTGAGGCCTTGGCAGAGTTTGTGAGGTCAAATCCCGACGCGAGTTACCTCACCCTGACCGAACCGAAGATCGGAGAGGTCCACAAAGACATCACGCGGCTCTTCTACATGGCACGCCAGACTCTGAAGGCCATGACGCAGACCTCTGAGAGGGTTTCGAAGCAAGTGTTCGGCAAGCAGAGCGGGGTCAGCATCACGAAGGGCTTCAGGGCACGGAGGAGGGAGATCGAAGCATTCTGTCACGCGTACACTGGCAGGAATGCGTTCAGTGATGCGGACCTGCTTGTCTACTTCATCTCATTCGATATGAGTGAGTTCTCCAAGAAGTTCCCACAGAAGCTGGTCAGGAAGCTTGGGGAGATCCTGGCTGAGCTCACTGGAGAGGACTGGATGCGGCGGATGGACATCTTCTTCAGGGCCTCTGTTGTTGTGCACAATTCCCGAGGTTTCTCAGCCTCTATCGCTGGAGTCAAGGGTGGCTTCGAGGGGTTCCTCAACTTTGGCTGGACTGGGATTATGGCTGTAGTGATGGAGATTGCACTGGAGGCCATCGGCCTTGAGGGTGTCCTTGCTGCCTACAGTGATGACGGCATCCTCAGGGTATACTTCAAGCCAGGCACCACTAACCACGTGAGCGACCTCCGCAAGGTCCAGAAGGTGTTCAGGCGTTTCGGGCTGGTGTTCCACTTTCACAAGACTGCCGCGTCCGCTGAGGTCTTTGAGTACCTGGGTGCATACTCTGACAAGGGCCGCATCCTGCCGACCTACATGAAGGAGTTGGTGTCATTCGGAGCCAGGAAGAGGACCCCGGGCTTGGAGGTCTTTGCCGACAAGCTCGACCTCTGGTCTGGCCAAGTCGGAGCGGCTGTCAAAGCAGGATGCAGCCACTTCTTGGGGTCATACCTCCTCCACATCAAGGCGCTCGCAACCCTCAGGAGACTCAACACCAGGGTCACCCTCCCTGATCTCGCTCTATTGCTGATCATCCCCAAGTCGGCCGGGGGCTTCCGGGTCCCATCAATTACTGAGATGGCTAGCGTAACATCAGTCGAGGGGATTGCCGAGTTCTACGCCGACCTGGAGCTGTTAGCGGCCAAGTGGCCTGACAAGGTGGCGGCAATCATCTGGCACATATATGAGAACCTCAAGCCAGAAAGTGAGGCGCAGAGCGCAATCCTGACTGGCAGCCTCCTGCAGACCACTCTTGGCG